TCACATTAAATAAAGCATCAATATTATTATCAGCTTTTAGTTTTTGAATTTCCTTATAGTCCTTCATTGAAGGGAACTTCATAATTATTCCAGTAGTATCTGACAATTCAATCTTTGTAGAAGGAATATCAGTTACAGATACTGAATCTATATTAACTACTACTTCATTGCTATGACTACAATCTTCGCACTTAATAGCTACTTTAGCAGTTTCACCTACTGACTTTGCTCTTAACTTTGAAAAGACATATTCGCTATCAAACCTTGTTAGTTCATTAACATCAATGCCTGTTACACATGATTTTATAATTTCAAGTAAAGCATTCTCTACTTGTATCATATCGTCTGATTCCATTGCTATCATCAGAATCTTTTCTTCACGTACTAGGTACGGTCTATAATTAATCTCTTTTCCATTTGATGGTATATTCAGATTATATGTTGGGGTATTCAGCTTTGGTAAAGCCATTTCACATCACTCCTAAAAATTTTTACCTATATTTCTTACAAGGTTTATTGAGTTACTTATAAGATCTCCAGCGCGGCCAGCTAGATTTGTTAATCCATCCACAGTACCAACAGCTTCCCAATCTTCATATGCTAATGTAATACTAACTCTTAAAGTAGTATTTTCAGAAGAATTAGAAAGTTCAAGTGAAGATATTGTTACAGGATATGCGTTGTATAATTTAATTGTTTTGACAGGAATAAAGTCAGTATTGCCCATAACTTGAATAAGAACTTCTGTTCCTATATCATTTAAGAATGGTAAACCTTTTGTTCCTCTCGGATTAAGTATGATATCTTGCCATGAGTTAAAAAAGTCCCATGCATACATATCATTTGTTAAATGAAATACTAAATTTACGTCTTCATTTATATAAGCGTATGGTTTTTTGACTGCCTTTAAGTTTGTAAAATGTTCTTGCGTTGCAATCTGCCTACCAGGAATAGTTGCTGATTCGCATAACAAATACATATCACGAGGATCTTCAAAAAAGCTGGATAGTGATAAACTTCCACCACTAATTACTGCCCTTGCTGCATTGCCAATAATACTCTCAAGATTATTGTTAATCAATGATGGTTTTTTTCCTGGATGAGAAATATACAAAGCAAAACGATTTGCTTTTACTAAACCACCTCTACGACCAATAGTAGATTTTAATGCGTCAATGCCTGCGGGTAATGCCATTTATATCATCCTCTTCGATGCGCCCCATACGTGCGTCTTATTCTTGCCACGGAACTGTTCAGTTGGAAGAAAGATTGCGATATCCCACTCAGGTGGTTCTACCTTTGCAACATTACCTTCTATGCCTTTAGTTAAATAGCGTTTAAAACATGGCTGAAATTCACGGTATTTTGCAACAGACTTAAGCATATTATAATTAATATTAAGTCTTGTTGATTCATCAAACCTTTGATTGTTAGCAGTATCCATAAGTTTATCAAGAAACTTTGCACGTAACATTGGAGATAAGTAATGTAGGTTAATACCATAGAACCCATCACGAGTTGGTTCAACCATAATCGTAAGAGGAAACGCATCATAGTACGGTAGTGTCTTACGATGTTTAGGATCGTAAAAATACATGTACATATCACCAGGTGTTGGTCGTTTCTTTCTTTCTAATGCAGGATCTCTAAGCAAAGCTCTGCGATTAGTACCACCTAGTTCTTTGGTTTTACCTCTGAACCAGCGTCTAGCCTCTACAGATCTCGCTCGTAAACCTTTACGATACGCTTCAATCTCTAATTTGTGAAATAGTGAATTTTCCATACTACTATTTATACACTATTTAAGGATCTTTATTCCCATAGATTTAAGAACATCTTCATGCCATATAACAAAGTGCCAACCTCTATTCGCACAGAACTCTTCAGCTGCTTCCCACTTAGATTGGTTCTTAATATATGTCATAGCTTCTGTAACATATCTACGTGATCTACGACTTGCTGGCTTAGGTGGCATTGTTTCTTTCTTAGGCTTTATCTCAACAAGATACGTTGCACCCTTTCTATCTTTATAATATACATCTACAAAGTAACGATGCATGCGTTTATCTGTTGCGCATCTATAAGGTATTACTACTTCTTCTGAATTCCATTCAACAATATCTGGATTAGCATCTATCCATCTGAAAGCGTTTCTTTCCCACAAAGATCTGTATACTATTGTAGTATGATCACCTTTATACTTTTTAGGGTTTTTAGGGCGATATTTCCCTTTGTACGTCATCCGTGGCATTATAAATAACCTTATAGTATTTTAAACTTTATGGAGCTATTTATGGCTATATTACAATTCTCTCCGGATAAGCAACCAACGTCATTCGGGACTCAGAAAAGAGGCAGCGCCTTAAGATACCCAGATGATGTAGCTCTTAAAGGACAACCCTTCATAATGTTCACTGGGCATAAAGCCAAATACGTAAAGGGTGCACAACAAACTGAAATGGTTGACAACTCTTCTGTTGCATTGTATATGCCTCCAGGATTTCAAGTTGGAGATATTATGAGATACGAAGGCGGTGCTAGTGGAGCACTTGGTTCAATCGGTGAAAAACTAATGGATCAGGGGTTTTCTGCTACTCTTGCTAGTTTTAATTCACAAGATTTACAGGATGTAGCCGAAACCTTTGCTGGCAGAGCGGCGCAGGCTACAGCAGGTGCATTTGCTGCAACCTTAGGAGGTCCAGCTGCTGGTATAGTAAGTGCAGTAGGAGCTGGAGGTATAGGAGCAGCGGTAGATGCAACTAGAGCAAAGCGAAGACAGACTGGTATGAATCCACAAGAGTTTATGCTGTTTAAAGCACCTAACTCAAGGCAATTTTCATTTACATTTAATTTTTTTCCAGAGTCTGTAACAGAAGCAGATTCTGCTACTAAAATTATTAAATATTTTAGAACGCGTATGTATCCAAAGGTTACTGCTAATGATCTTATGTACAAATTTCCTGATGTATTTTCAATAACATTTGGATCTATAGGAGATGAAGTACTTCCTAAGATTGCAGAATCAGCATTAACAAATGCTACGATGAACTACAATCCAAACAGCATGTCATATTTTAGCTACAAAGGGCAACCAGTAGAAATAAGTATGACACTTTCATTCCAAGAGTTAATGCCTCTAACTGCAGAAAACATTGAGGAAGGATTTTAATGGCGTATTTTTCAAACTTTGCAAATATAGATTACGACTTCGATGGATCTGGTATTCAAAGATCTGTAAAAAACCTTGCACAGTATTCTACAATAATTTCTAAGAATATAGACGATGCTACATTCTATTCATATTACAATATTCAGGATGGAGCAAGACCTGATAATGTATCAGAAGAATTGTATGGAACACCTGAATATTATTGTACATGTTGTAGTGTTAATAATGATCTTCAAAATTATTGGCACGACTGGCCTAAGAGTTCAGAAGCTCTTAGAGAATTTGCTGAAGCAGAATATATTGGATTAGCAGCGATCTTTGATGCAGATGAAGAAGCGTTTGGTAAGTTTGTTGTAGGAGGAACTGTAAATGGTTCTCTATCAAACGCGACTGGTACAGTAATTGCGATATACCCGACAATAGGATATATTCAAATAGAACAAAATAAAACTTCAGTTGCTAACTTTAGAACAGAAGGTGAGTCTATTACTTTAACAGCTGCTAACAGTACTAAGACAGAAGACATTGCTAAGGTAGGTAATACTCTTGCTTGTACTTCTATCGTTAAAGCTGCATATGCTCCTAACTATCATATAGATGACGGCACTGGCGAAAGAACAAGGCGACGTACTGCTGGAACAAGTCCAGTTACTAACTTTGAAGAAGAGAATGAAGTTAATTTAGTTAAATCTCGTATCAAAGTTATAAAGCCAGCACATATAGGAAAGGTAGTAGCTTTCTGGGAAAAAGTTATGAGAGAATCATAAAATGAATTTAACACGAGAACAGAAAAATCTGTTTGGCGGATATGGCACAGAACAAGGTGATATCAGAGATTCTGGCCAAAAAGCTTATAGAAATTTAGAGGTGCATATAGTCACAAGAGTTGCTCGAGTTGATGTTAGTGATCTAGTTATATCTCTTTCTATATTCGAAGCAATAGATGAAATGTATTTAACTGGAAAGTTAGTTATCGCTGATAACTCTGCCCTAGTTACACAGCTTCCAATCATTGGCCAAGAAGAAGTTGAAGTAAAGTTTATTAGAGCTGGTGTAGAAATAGAACATACCTTTGCATGTACTAATGTTGAAAACGTTATAAAGATGTTAGGTGAAACTGCTGGTGTAGAATTAAACTTAGTATCTACGAAAGCATTAACAAATCAGGTATCTAGGTTTTCTAAATCATATTCCGGATTGGCTTCTGATATAATACAAAAGATTCATACCAATTTCTTTGAAGAATCTATTGATATACAATCGCCATCATCATCAGCACACCATATAGTTGTTCCTTTTAGTAGACCTTATGATACTATATCAGAAATTTTAAGTAGTACTATCGGATCTGATGGAACTCCATATTATTTATTTGAAAACTTAGTAGGCGAAGGTCCTATACTAAAATCTTTAGGAGATATTCTACAAGAAGAAACTGACGAAGAATTATTTGAGTTAAAGAAAATATTAAATTATAATAAAGACTCAACTGGGCAAGGTTCTAGATTTAATCCTGGCAGTATCGGCGGTTTAATTGAATATGAAGTATTACAAAATGGAGATACATTAGAACTATTAGAAGATGGTGCTCTTATTAATAATGCAATGAGAATAGACATTGCAAATAAAAGTTATACTGAAAATAGTTTTTATTATGCAAATCATGCAAAAACATTTTCTCCGCTTGATCAGTATCAAAACTATGAAGTTAACAATATTAAATTAGAAGAAAATATTTTAAAAGCTTCTAATACTATAGAAATGCATAATCCGTTTTCATTTGAAACTGAAGGTGTAACAGAACTTAATACTCAGGCCGATGTGTTAGCTAAGAGTAAAAAAGAATCCTTTAACAGCAGAATCAACAATATGGTAGTTATTCAAGCTTTGACCGATTCACATCCTGAAAAAATTAAAGTAGGAAAATGTGTTAATATGAGAGTTGTAGCAAATGCTCCGCCTCTTGCAGGAGAAAATCTTGAAGATCAGCTATTCTCAGGAAGACATATTATAGCCAGACTTGGTCATCATCTAAGGGGTGGAGAATATCATATGGAGATAGATCTATTAAGAGAAGGTTTATCACGGCCATCTGAATCAAAAGCTCCTCAACATGGAGGAGGAAGATAGTGCTATACTTTGGAATAATTGAAGATCGCAATGATCCAAAAGAAATGGGTAGAGTACGTGTTCGTGTATTTGGATTACATAGTTCTGATAAGATAAACGATATTCCTACAGGATCTTTACCATGGGCTCCTGTTATGAATCCGACTACAACTCCTGGTGTTTCGGGTTTAGGACAAACTCCTTTCCTTGTTCCTGGATCTTGGGTAGTAGTGCAATTCCTTGATAAACAATTTCAGTCACCTATTGTAATGGGTTCTGTAAATGGATTTCCTTCATCTAAGCCAAATTCAGAAAATGGCTTTGCAGATCCTGTAGGCACATTCCCACGAGAGATCAATGAATCTGATATAGAAAGACGTGCTCGTGGTGTAAATGATATTGGAAAACAATCTGTAGGTTCAGAACCTGCTGATCCGTATAATGCAAAGTATCCATACAATCATGTATTCCACTCTGAATCTGGTCATATGATAGAGATGGATGATACACCTGGGTCTGAGCGCGTACACGTATATCATAGATCAGGATCTTTTATAGAGATACACCCTGATGGTGCTATGGTAGTACATAGTGGTAAACATTTTAATTCATCACAACAACTTGAAATCAATATAACTGATAATGCTAATA